AGACCCATGGTTGCAGCAGCAGCAAAGAAAACAGAGAACACTTTTACGGTGTTCCGTAGGCAGGTCATCCAGACAGGCGACTACGAACCAGCGGAAGCATCCTGTTCCGTTACCATCACCGTTGACGACGAGATGGCACAAGACGCTATCGCAGAGCAGATTGCCGAGTGGGGCAACACGCTTGAGATGGCGAACTACGAGGCGTTGGGTATCGGTTACGAGATAACCGAACAGGGAATCCGGAGGTTGCAAAAAAGCGTTCCCGGGAACACGCCGCCTCGCGCCGTGGCGGCACCAGCCGCGGGGAATACACCCCAGCGTGCGCCTGTCGTCGGAGGTGGAGCCATGTCGGACTTCTGGACCGACCTGATGAACAACCAGAGCGGCTGGTGGCCGCCCAACTGGGAGAAGAAGTTGGATCCCGACGCTGCCTTCAACAAGAAGGGTCCCGACTACAAGCGTCGCGGTGACGGCAAGGGCATCTGGTTGACGAAGCCTGATGGTTCATCACAGGTGCCGGACTGGTTCATATGCCCGTTCACAGGCAAGACATCCGGCGAACTAGGCGCCATCGGCGCTCAGATCCGCGGCTAGTCTTTGTACACTGTACATTCATCATGGACGTTCTAACCCCAGAACAGGTCACCGCCCGTCTTGCCGCAGTCCATGGCGGCGAGGCGGGCGGTTCGCCCTTAGAGAAGAAGGCACCGCGCCGCTGGTCAGCGACCACGGCAGTCGTGGACAGCCTCGTCGGGTTCATCCGTAACCCGTCCGAACGCTGGTACATGGGTTTCCCAGAGATTGATCTCGCCACCCGTGGCATCGGCAGAGGTGAAGTACTGCTCGTGGTGGGACGCAGCCACACAGGCAAATCGCAGATCCTGCTCAACGGCATAGTCACCAACCTGATCAACGACCCGTCAGCACACGTCGTGATCTTCGCCATGGATGAGCCACGCGAACTGGTTGTGATGAAACTATTCTGCCTGCTTCAAGGCAAGTCTTCCACTGAGGTGGAGGAAGCAATCAAGGCTGGCGACAAGAAAATCTTGTCGCAACTGAATGAGGCAGCCGCCAACGAACTGTCCCGTGTCGCCGTAGTTGACGATTCGATATCGTTGGAAACCATGGGAGATGTCATGGAAGAGGCACGCCAATGGTGGGGGTGTGACCTGTCGTTCTGCATGATGGACTATCTGGAGTTGCTTCCCGGCGGTGATGCCGACTCCGGAGGTGTGACCTCCAAGGCGCAGGCAGTGAAACGATGGGCGAAGACGCAGCGTGTACCCATCGGGCTAGTCCACCAAGCGGGCCGTGGAGCAGGGCACCCCGGGCAGGCAGCCGGAATCCACGCTGGACGGTACGGCGGGGAACAGGAAGCGATCTTCGTAGTGGAGGTTTACCGCAAACGTGACCGCACCGACCTGTCCGACGGGGAGAAGGCATACCACGCCAACAGTGTGAACCTGAACCTGTGCAAGAACAAACGCACAGCCCGCCTACTGGATCAGATCTACTACTTGGATCCCGAATGCGGCCACGTCCACCCATACTGGGAAGAACTGGTGCCAAGCAATGGATGACATTGATTCCCAAGTCGTGTTCGATTTCGCCATGCTGTTCCGTGGCGGCAAGGTAGCCATCGATGACCCCGCCGACGCCAAAGGTTTCCGCCCGTGGCAGACAGACAGCGGTGGCTTCATACCAGCCGACGGCAAAGACTTCATAGAAATAATTGAAGACCACCTGCTGCGGGAACCACACATCGGCGTGTACCCCCTCTTCCACAATGACGACGGGTTCAAAGTCCATTGGGGTTGCATCGACTGGGACTCTGGCTTGGAGGAATCGTTGGTTCATGCCCGCAACGTTCGTGAGGTGCTGCGGCAGGTGGATGTCGTCTCCCATGTGGAACGCTCACGTTCCAAAGGATGCCACCTGTGGGTTTTCTTCACGAACGTAATGCCAGCGTTTGATGTACGCACAGGGCTGATCGCTGCGTGCGATGTGGTTGAGGCACCCACCAAGGAAGTAAACCCCAAGCAGGTTGAGTTGTCGAACCGTGGGTGGGGCAACGGGGTGCGTCTCCCTTACGGGAAGAACCGTCGACCCGGCGGTTACAACGAGATGATGAACCCGGATGTGTCGTTCAGCAAGATCCCTGTGCATGTGTTCACGAAGGAAGCGATGGCAAGTCGGGTCACCCCGGAAGCATGGGAGGCTGTCACAGCCCTGTACAGCCCTCCTGAGGCCCCCTTCGGGGGCGAAGAGATGCCTGAGGGTAACGCTGGCCGCGTGGACCTCGTAGGGCTACCAGCGGCTATCAGAAAGAACGGTCCCCGAACAACCCCTGACAAACCACACGGAGACAGGTCCGCTACCCTGTTTTCTTTAGCGTGCGCCATGATTAGGGGCGGCTACGAACTGCAAGTCGTGGCCGGAGAACTAGAGGGAGCGGACATAGCGTGGGGTGGCAAGTATGCGCGGCGACCTGATGGTCGCCAACGGTTGTGGAAGATGGTCTTGGATGCCAAGAATCTGGCATGGGAACCAAAGGATTAGGAGGAACGATGAAAAGTTATTCCATGCGGGTTGACCGCCGCCCCAAAGTTAAAGCACGCCCACGCCACACCAAGAAGGGGCATGTGTTCACTCCGAAAGAGACGCTGATGGAGGAAGACTGCGTGGCTCAAGCGTGGCGCGACCAAGTTGGTGAACGGATTGAAGGCCCTGTCGAAGTCTCTGTAGTGTACAGTCCCACCTGCACGCTGCTAACCGTGGTAGAGTCTCCGCATGACGCAAGAACGTTGCGTGGGGATTTAGACAACTACATAAAACTCACATTGGATGCGTTGAATAAGGTAGCGTGGGATGACGACAGCCAAGTGGTCCGCATAGTAGCAGTGAGGGTAGATGAGCGAAAAAACTGACAACACAAAGTACCAGAACTTCGCAGACAAATCGTGGGAGACACGCTTCGACAAGATGGGCGACGACTCCGAAGCAGCGTTTGAACGCAACAGCGAAAAATGGATCAGGTACGGGCTGAACCGTCCACCGTTCCCCGTCAGCAGACTGCCCTTAGGGGTGCGGTACACCCCCGATTACATCTGGGAAGGCAAACACCTTGTGGAAGTGCAAGGCTGCTCCCCCCGCAAGGGGGTTAAACTCAAGTGCGAAAAGTATGTCACCATCGAAACGATCTGGCACCCGCTACTACCCGTACTGTATTTCTTCTGGGATTCAACCCGTGAACTACACACGACAGTCACTCAAGAAAAACTGCGTCACCTAATTAAAAGCGACCAAGCAACCATTGGAACCTTCAAAGATCCGGGCGGCGAAAAGCCGTTCTGGCAGTTGAAGACAAACATGTTTGATTGGACGCCCGATGGGGACGCAGCGCGAATTTCCGATTGACCCCGGCTGGCTCAGCGGAGACAGAGGCAGCGAAGAAGCAAGCAACTGGTTGCACCGTGCCCTCCGCAAAGCACGGCCCGCTGAGGGACGTTACGACACCGAGATTGAACGGATGCTGACTGAACGCCCCGACGGCATCCACCCCTCCAACGGCCCCACCCTAGAAGACACGCTGGAAATCAAAGAGGTGTTGGGTGTAGCCATCGAAGCGTTGGAACCTGAAGAACGATGGATAGCGGAGCGGCTACTCATCGAAGGGTTGTCGCTACGCAAAGCCGGAGCGGTACTGGGTTGCCCCAAAACGACACTGGCACGCAGGCGAGACGCCATCCGCGGCAAACTAATCAGAGCGGTAGCAGGCCACCCTGCCATTACCGAACGGTTGGGGCAAACAGAAGAGTCTTTACTCGTCTATAGCAAGACACTGTCTCATCATCCCCATTAGGGATGTGACCCACACACCGAACGCGGCCTGCGCCTCATCGACACCGTCCATGCCCGCATAGAACGCGGCCAATAGACACTCCGCTTCCTGCTCGCTGAACACCAGCAGCAACCCGAGGATGCCATCCGGCGACCACTTGGCGTGCGTCCCGTCCGTCACATCAAACAGATGTGCCGTGTCTTCCAACTCCGCGAGAATTTCCTGCTCCACCGCAGCACCTTGAGTCTCTATGAACTCAGTCCACTTCTCATCCAGTTCGGCGGCGTCCACGACTACGACCCTACACGGTCCCGGGCGTAAGTTTTGACCACTGACAGGGCAGCAGCAATCCCGGCGATAGCCGCCGACCTTGCCGATGCCAGTTCAGATACCATAAACACAGCCAAAAATGCTTGGGCAAATGTCCACGCTGCCCGTTCAAACATGTTGCTCACTTCTTCTTCCCCTTGTTAGATCGTTTAGAATGATCGTGTGCAATGGCAGCCGCCTGATCACGGGGGTAACCCTCACTTATCAGTGTGCCAATGTTCCGTGAAATAGCGTTCTGGCTTTTACCGCGCTTCAACGGCATCGTCAGTACCTTGGCCGACGCGGCTTCTTCGGCGCCACCTCAATCACGCAGCGCCCTACGGGCACCACTGCGTGACTGCGAACCGACACTACCGATCCCGTTACCAAGCGTGCTGGTCGTGACCAACACCTGATCGGCCTTAACCTTCTTAGGTGTTGAACCATCCCTGTGCATGACGCCTACTTCCCGAAGGGACGGCCACCAAAGGCACCGTTCCCCAAATTGGTTGAACGCAGATACGACGCAGCCTTCTTAGCCTTCTGCGACATATCCCACATGTTGAACGACGACGTAGAATTGTTCGGCTGATCATCCTGTGACCCGAACGTATCCTCAAACGTCTCGTAACCCTTACCCTTTGGCATAGCCTTCCCTTTACTGTAAGAACAGGGCAGAAAACGTGTGAACATCCACCACCCCTGTTGCCTTCAGAAACCCCTGCGATCTCTGAAACTCCTTCACTGCCGCAGCAGTCTTCCGCCCAAACACGCCATCAGCATGCCCCGGCTTAAACCCCCGAGCCGTCAAACGGGCCTGCACCAACCGCACAGCATCACCACGACGCCGACGCGGCCAACGCCCCAAAGGCGACACCGTTACCTGCTCCTTCAAGGCGCGAAAATAGGCGGCGATCCCAGCCCAATCCGCATCCGACTGAGGACCATCGACCGTCATCCCAGCCTCAACCCAACTCCCCAACCAATCCCCCGGGCAAGTCGTAGACCCCTTACGGCGATGCGTAGACAACCACAAATGATCCCCAAACCGCTGCGACGCAGCGTTAGTCACAATCTGGAACGACTCAAGAACCTTGCCTCCAAGTTCCGCATCGCCATGGCCCGTGTAACAGACAGAGATGGACTTGGCGTTCCACCCCTTGGTGGCACCCCCACGCGCTCCCCATCCACGACCCTCATACACAGTTCCCGTCTCATCAATCAAAAAATTGTATGCAATACCATCCCAGCCCTTACGCAAATGGTGGCCCTCAAAGGCCGCCACCGCCGCAGTACCCTTCGGGCCATCCTTAACCCCCGAATGATGCACAACGACACCCTTCACACGACCCGAACGCAACGGCGTAAACCTGCCATTACGAGTCGCAGGAGGCTGCGCCCCCCACTCCCGACGCGAAACGAACTGCATACTAGAAAGCCCCCTGTGTCCCGCCCGGAATGTACACTGTACAAACCTACCTGCGGGGCCGATCCAGCGCCTGACGTTCCCGCTGAGTCATCTCCCGCTCCACCTTGCGGCGTACACGCTCGTTACGTTGCTCCCGTGGCGTGTTCAACCTGAGACTCACACCACCAAACGTCGACATCATCGACTGGATCCAACGAGACTGCGTCTTCTCATCCTCCGGAATAACCCGACGCAACCGCCCAATAAACGGCATCATGTTATCCAACACCGCTAAACGATTATCGTACATCATCCACTCGCCACGATCATTCTTCTTCGCCCACCCCAAAGCCTGTGCAGCCTGCATCAACCCCGGAATCATTCTCGTAGCCGCAGGCACAGGCACATACTCTTCCCTGAAAGGAATCCCCTCAAAGACCCGCTTGCCTGCCCAATACTCAATCGGGGTTTTCAAGAACGGTGTCGTGGACGAGAACATTTGTTCCATCACCTTGCTGTAACCGCGCTGCGTCGGATCAAACTTGAACAAATCCTGCAACGGGAAATCAGGCTGTGAATAAGCCTGCGCCCCACCGATACTGAACGGCAACTGCAAACCGAAACCCTGCATAAAGTAGTCGGGGACAACACCCTCACGCTCTTCACCCAACTCTATGTTGCGACGCAACGACATGAGACGGTTAAACTTGCCCGGGTTGTTCGCCAAGAAACCCACCTGCAACGGCAGATTGTTCCTCGTCCAAGTGTAGAACGGGAACACCCTCTTACCGAACCTGCGCTCCGCCTCCGACAAACCACCATAGTTGAAGTGCAGTTTGTAAGTCATTTCCAAAGCGTCATCTATCGAACCACCCACACGGCGCACATGCAAGGCTGTACCCAAACGCATCATTTCCTCAGCGAACGTGTTCGTGTGACGCACCCCGGCAAACAGGAAGAACCCTGCATCCATCGGATTCGTCCGAATCCGTCCCGAATACTTGGAGTTCTCCTTCGAACCCCACACCCAATCCATGCGGCCCGTCCGCCCAAGATTCACATCGATAACGGATGCTGCCTGACCGCCCCCGTGGACACCCAACTGCACCAACTCCAACGCATTCGCATACTCAACGTTGGTTGGATTGTCAGCAACCAGTTTCCTAAACCCGGCAGCCAAATCCCCGTTACCCGCCTTGTACGCCTTGCTTAGCAGCCTGCCTGTCCGCAGCGTCTCCGACAAAGGAATGTCAGCGAACCACATGTTCGCCATCCCACCAAAAACGTTACGGGCCACAAACCCCGGCGTCGCCACCATCTGTGCCTTCAACCAGTTGTGCACCCTGTCGTACGACTTCAAGAAGTTGCCTACTTCGACACGGTCATCCATCTTCTGGGCAGCCAACATGGCGTAAGTAAACTCGTCAG